GAAGAACTAACAAACACTCTGGAATCACTTTATGGCCAACCAGAAGAAAAGTACACGTACAAAAGCAAACCCAATAGCAAAGGAACTTAGAAAAGATGGCAAATACGCGCAGCGGGTCGTCCCCGACAAAACAAAGTACAACCGCCAAAGAAAAACAGGACTTGGAGAATGCTGGACAGCTCCTTGGCCAAGCACTGACCTTGAAGAAAACTGACGTACTATTCCTGGCAACTTCTTCTATTGAAGCTGCCAGAATGTTAAGTGTACGGGATGGGTCCCCAGACCCAGACCAATTTAGAAAGAACTACAAAATGATTGAAGCACTTTATGAGGACCTCGCTTAATGACAACGACTATGTCCCCTTACTCTCAGTACATCCATATGTCCAGGTACGCTAGGTACAGAGATGACCTGAAACGACGAGAAACCTGGGACGAAACTGTGGACCGAGTCCGAGACTTCTGGCTAGGTCGATTTCCAAAGGTTTCTAAAGAAATTAATGAAGCTATGGAAGCTGTACGACGCATGGAAGTTATGCCGTCTATGCGAATCATGATGACAGCAGGTAAAGCCCTTGACGAACATGAAGTGTCAGGGTACAACTGTGCGTACTCTGCTGTAGACCAGGTCCGCACGTTCAGTGAAATACTGTACGTGCTGATGTGTGGTACAGGAGTAGGGTTCAGTGTAGAACGAGATTATGTCAAACACTTACCAGAAGTCCCAGAGGAATTCCATGACAGCGATACGGTCATTAAAGTTAGAGATAGTAAGCTTGGATGGGCAGTTGCGTACCGAGAACTCGTCCAGATGTTGTATGGAGGTAGAGTTCCCAAATGGGACACGTCAAAGGTACGACCTGCCGGAAGCCGTCTTAAGACATTTGGGGGCAGAGCATCTGGTCCAGCACCTCTGGAATCACTATTCCAGTTTACCATTGAGACTTTTAGAAACGCTAGAGGACGACAGCTTACCTCCATTGAATGTCATGACATAGTCTGCAAGATAGCAGACATAGTAGTAGTAGGTGGTGTTCGTAGGTCAGCTCTCATCAGTCTGTCTAACCTGACAGACGACAGAATGAGAACTGCCAAGTCAGGGCAGTTTCCTGAGCACAGATATCTAGCCAATAACAGTGTTGCGTACACTGTCAAGCCCGACATGGAAAGTTATCTGAAGGAGATAAGTGAACTTTATGTCAGCAAATCAGGTGAGCGAGGTCTTTTTAATCGCGCAGGATGTAGAGCCAAAGTGGCCAGTACAGGTCGTAGAGACCCGAACTTCGAGTTTGGGACGAACCCATGTTCTGAGATTATTCTCAGACCCAACCAGTTTTGCAATCTTTCTGAGGTCGTTATCCGACCAAACGACACTGAGGCATCTGTTCATAATAAACTTCGACATGCAACAGTTCTCGGAACGTTACAAAGCAGCCTCACTAACTTCAAGTTGCTTGGGAAGAGTTGGAAAGATAATTGTGAAGAAGAGCGACTACTTGGAGTTTCTCTTACCGGAATTATGGACAGTCCTTTCTGGTCCGGAAGAGGCAGCGGAAAAGCAAGTGCAGAGACCGAGCTTGCTAAAGCTTTGGTTAAATGTAAAGAGCTGGTCATCGCCACTAATGCTTCCTTTAGCCATCGTATTGGGATTAATCCTAGCGTGGCTACCACTTGTGTCAAGCCAAGCGGGACTGTTAGTCAGCTCGTCGATTCTAGTAGCGGCATTCATCCCAGGTACGCTGAAACGTATGTTCGACGGGTAAGAAATGACAACAAAGACCCAATAACTGAATGGCTCAAAGACCAAGGTGTTGCCTGGGAGCAGGACGCCAGTAATCCTCATTGTACAGTGTTTAGCTTTCCTATGAAAGCTCCTGAAGGGTCAGTGACTACCTCTGACATCTCTGCAATTGACCATTTAAAACTGTGGCAGATTTACAATGACTATTGGTGTGAACACAAGCCGTCAGTAACTATTATGTACACACCAGACGAGTTTTTAGAACTCGCTGCGCATATGTACGAGAACTTCGACAGTATTAGTGGTATTGCCCTGTTACCCAGGGACGACCATGTGTACGTACAGGCTCCTTACGAGAAGATTAGTAAGTCAGAGTTTAAACGCCTTGACAAACTAGGCCCTGAAGTGCTAGACTGGTCTAAATTGAAAGACTTTGAAACAGAAGACAATACCAGTGTCCAACCGGAGCTAGCGTGTCACGGAGGTAGTTGTGAACTCTAGGTTTTATACTTTTAGTATCGCAGTGCTTTTAGTAGGCATAGGGTCCAATGCGTTACTAGACGATGCAATACAGAAGAAATCTTTAAGGATACAGCAACAAAAGACTCAGTACATGCAACTGTGCGCTGACGAAGGTATCAGCGCCTTTAACTGTCTTAATAATTGGATGGAGGTACAACCATAATGGCTAAAGAGAAACAAACGACCGAACAAGAAACAATTAATTTCCTTAAGAACCAGCCTTTTCTCGAAGAGTTTTTAATCTGGCATAATGTTAGAAAATCTTGGGTAATTGCTTACAAAGACCTGGAATCGGGTGATGCATATTTGTTGAAGGTATATCTCCCCTCAAAAGAGCCTTACACTCTTAAAGAAATTGCTGTTGGTAAGACTCCAGGAGCATACTACGAAACCCTTAGTCACCCTCAGAAACTACCAAAGGAACCAGTATAATGTTTGAATTTATCTTTACAACAGTTTGGATACTGGCCTGTGCTTTTGCAGCAGGTCTGTGTGACAGAATAAGAGGTGGCTGGAAAGGTCCTGATGACATGCTTGCAGATGTTCGCAAGATGCCATTTCTCTTTGAAGGTCTTGTATTTGTCTTTATGACATCAGCTCTAATACCAATAGTAGGAACGAGCATGTCAGCCAGTGTTTGGGGATGGCTACTTGCCATTATAATGATGGTACTCGCTTACCAACAAGACAATGGCTGGCGAGGGCGATTTGTTGTAGGTAATGAGGGGTACAATCCTAACGACAGTCATCGGTGGTACTATCCAGTTAGGTTTGGAGCAATTCAAGGTTTGTTAGCCCTTCCGCTGGTCCTTTGGGGACCTGCGTACTTCAGCTTTCTAATTTACGCCTTGATTTTAGGTCAACTAACTGCTATGTTTGTTAGTGAACTTCTCTTTGAAACTCATATAGAAGAAGGTCGTATGTTCGGCATAACAAATGCTTGGCCAGGGTCTGAGTTACTAGGTCCATTCTTCACCACTCTCTGGTGGGTACTTTTAATTACTATAGGTGGATGGATTTAGTACCAGGCATAAAAAAGCCCGTCATTAAGACGGGCAAGGCGAGAGAACTGTGAAATTTTGTGAAGACTGTAAGTACTATAAGTATGTAAGAGTCCGTACCGTGAACATGGACGGCGTTTCTATGAAGTTTCAGGAACAATGTACTCGTAGTCAAAGCTCTTTTGTGGAGAAAGACAGCAGAGCGTTGTGCGTGCACTGGCGCGACCCTGGCTCTATCTATTCAGACGAAGCCTACGATTATTGTGGTCCCGAAGGAAAACATTGGGAACCTATACCAGTTCCTGGTTCAGATTTAAGAAAGACTTTTAAACTTGAGGAAAAGGATTAAATTATGAGTGTCAAAGTTTCATTTGAATTAGACGTATCGGAAAGTCAGAAAGAGCAGCTAGTGGACGCAGTAACTCTCATGTCAGCTGCTTTTAGTACCGACCGAGTCAATGAACGGTTTAATGCGTTTATGGACGCATGGAAGTTCACTATAGACGGATTTGATGTGAAAGAAAAAGAGAAGGCATAAAGCCCGACGCAAGATATAATATTTAGGGGCCTTGTGCCCCTATTTTTTTAACCCAGTTTTGTAACTGTTCTAGTCTAAGGGCTGTTTCTCTGCAAGTGCTATAATTTCCAGCCACCGTTCTTCCAACGTCAGAGAGTTCAACGGACTCGGAGGAACCATCAGTTCCGGAGGGGGAGTCGGTACCGGGCACGGAGGCACGACCTGTTGCTTTGTCGTGCAACCTAACAAACCCATCAGAAATATGGCAATTAGCGTCGTCTTGCTTGGTAACATATACTGGGACCTTTTCAATTATCGTTCTTGTGTTCTCCCTTAAGCGGGAGTACTGCTTCAAATATTCTCGAGTCGTGCTTTGTTGCAGCTCTGCAAGTCTTGCAGTCTCCAGGGCATTCGCGATCCCTACTTGGGCACGTTCCACGTCCCAAGCTGCGCGTACATGGTCCCCGCCTAGCTTGTAAGTCTGCCAAAGAATCCCTAATAAAACGGTCAATACCAGACCCCATTTAAAGAACCCCTTTGACATAAAACCTAACAGCCAAGGCATGATTAATGCCCCGAAAAAGTATTGTCTGGCTTGTCACCCAAAGCTTCGAAGGCTTTGCGTTCCATGAACTTTTCCCATTTCTTTGCAATAGGTTCTACAATGTCTAGACGCTTTTGAATAGCGTCTATTCGTGCCTTACACAGTTCTTCTGCTGACTCAAGTCTTTTTGGCATAATATATTTGTTATGGTACCAGTACATGAGCAAAGCTCCGAAAAGTAGGCCCAGAAATAAAGCACCCCCGTACGGGCCGACCGCCAAGCCAAAAGCTCGTTCTAGTAACGTTAGTTCGGTAGCTCCCATAAGTTCACGATGACTCCTTTAAGTTTAAAGCAAGGTCACATTTCTCCAAGTACTGCTCGTTTTTTGGAAAAAGGACGACACCGACGTGATAGTCACCGCAGGGAAATCGAAGTACGTTCCACTTTACCGTACCCTTCATTGTGTCGTCCTGCCAGGTTTCATACTGGCTTTTTTTGGACTTCCGCACTTTTATGTTTTGTTCTTGTATGTGCTCTGCAAGATGGACAGGCAGTACGTCATGAATGGATGTACCAAAGTAATCACGCGAGTGTCTGTACGAAGGTTCAGAAGTACCCACACCCCAGAAAAGGTTCAGCATACTTCTATTGCACCAAGCAATGTTGTCAGAATGGTCGTACAGCACAGTAGGGACAGGTAATTTAGTGTAGAGCAAGTGCATGTGCTCTAGGTCCACCTCAATATTAGTCAGGGTTTCTTCAAAGTTATCTGGAAAGGTTTGAGGCACTAAGGTACACTCCCCTCTAGTTTTTGTGCTTCTATTTGTTCTTTGGCGTAGTCGTCTGCTAACTGAGTCATCTGAGCACTTACACGAGCCAGTGCTTTAGCCCCTGCCTCTGTCTTGTCTCCAAACCGAATCCCTGTAGTCAACCACTCAAGTCGATTAGGGTTATTAAGAAATCTTCGCATAATGACCAGTTGAGCTATTTTACCCAAATTCTTGATGGGTCTGACAGCGACAGCTTGTGCCATAAGGCCACCAGAAGAAGCTCCTTTGTCAAGTCCTGTTTTAGCCAGTTCCATTGAAGTTGCAAGCTTTCTAAGAGCTTTCACTTGGTCAGCACCTAGTACGTCAGTAAGTACTCTGTCAGCGTCTCCCTGCAAGTTCTTACGACCAAATGAATTTAGGGACTTTCTAAGAACAGTCCCGTCAAATACTTTGTCCAGAGGATTTAGGTCTTCTATGCCTTGTGTCTCGAAAATGCGGTCCATAGTTGCAGACTGAAAGGCACTCCATTTTTCAGGACCCAGAAATCCTTTTATCTCCTTTATTCGTGCTGAACTTCCTTTAGTCAGGATATGGTCAAGGACTTTGTCGTCAGGAATTCCACCAATGTCACTTCCAGGTTTTGAGAGAGTTCTGGCCATCTCATTGTCAAACTTCTGTATGTTCTCCCCGTACCATTTCCTAGCGTCCTTCATTGCCTGAAGTCCGTCCCTTAGAAAGGGATTACTTGATGCATTGCCAGGTCCTTGAGGGACCTGGTCTTTGATAGCAGCTTCAAAGCTTTCGTTCAAAGCTTCAATAAGTTTTTTAGCCCTGCCAGAACTAATACCTGGAGTAGGACTAGTGTCGTTTGCTCTGTCAAGTAAGTCTGTCATGTACCCTTGCCACTGCTGGGCGCTAAGTTCAGGCTCAAGGTCAGACAACTTTTCTAATAATTTTAGGTCTTCTGAATTAACAGCAATACGTTCGCCTGTAGATTCTGCTTTAGCGAACGCCTCTAGAAGTTCGTCAGCCTGCTGTTTAAACTTGTCAGCTTTGATGACTTTCTTATTGCCAAGTAATTTGTCAGCCACAGCAAACTGTGCAGCAGCTTGGTCTTTAAATTCTTGTCTGGCTTCTACATAACCTTTTCGCATAATTTGGCTAAAGACTACAGGGTCATTAACACGAGTTTTAAAGGCTCCCAAAAGCCTGTTCATTTCTGCTTTGAACGCTCCTACATTACGAGCGGCATTTCTGTCACCTAGAACAGTGTCAAGCACGCCTTGAATGCGTGCAAATATAGGGTCTTCTTTTAAGTTAGAAATGTTAGGAACAATGCCAAGGTCATTAGCGTCAGCTATGGCCTTTTCAGCTCCGTCCCTTAAGGAACGTGCATTAGGGCGCACTAACTTGCGGCCTATTCGAATAAGAGCACGGCCACCCACTTCTTCAAGACCTGCCGTAACAGCTGTTGTGACTATGTCTCCCAGAACCTCTCTTGGGTCCTGAAGGTTCAAACCCTGTAACTGGTCAGCAGATTCATCTATACCCTTAGCAAGAGCTGCACTTCCTCCAATAGCAAGCACAGAAGGCACCAAACTAGCACCACCTGTTGCTAATGCAGCTGCCCCACCGGCAGCTATTTCAGGAGCTACTCCTCGTAAGTCAGCTATGTCTTCAAGCTCAAAGGGGTCTTTTCCGTCCAAGGAAAGGTTTTTACCTTTAGTGTCGATACCAAGTTCTTTAGCACCTTCAGCAGTAATTCCCAGACGACCTTTACTGTCTCTAGTGACGTTATTGACGCCTACTTTAGTAGACAGGATATGCGCTCGTTCTTCTTCTGTGTCCCCTCTGGACACAGCTGCCCGTAAGCCCATACGAGGAATGCCTGTATAATCCCAGTCGTCGTCAAAGCTTCTATTTACTTGTTCTTTGAACTCAGTACTACCTATAGTACCAGAGATTCCTGTGATACCATCTGACACCAGTTTACCACCAAAGCGAGGGGCTTTGGGCTGTTCAACAGGTTTTCCTCCAAAGCGAGGGGCTTTGGGCTGTTCAACAGGTTTTCCTCCAAATCCAGTCATCTAGCTATTCCTTCTCATACAGCAGGCCGTCTTCAGGGTCAATAACCTTCTCATACGGCAGGCCGTCTTCAGGGTCAATAAACAGGTCCCCTGGTTCTAATGCGTCGTACTCTTCTTGTGAAGTAATTCTAGGAAGGGATTGAAGGGCAGAGTCTGAAATGTTATTCGAAGTGTCTTCGTCTTTGTCAGTTTTACCCGGAGCTAGGTCTGGCAAGCCTCCTATGAAACCTTCAAGATTAGTTAAAATCTTAGTAGCTTCTTTGTTGTCTGAAGCTGCCTTAAGGTTACCTACGATGCGCTCAACACGCTCTCGGTCTTGGTCGGTTACTTTCTTTTCGTTCAAAAGAATAGGCACTAATAGACTTCCAAGGTACTCGTACGACTGTTTCTGAGTGATAGAACCAGTACCTACGTCTATAAGACCTCCCGTTAGCTGTCTAATCAAACCTCCGAATTTTCCTTTAGTCCAACCTTCAATACCACTAACATCGTCTCCAGGTAAGAATCGACTGTTCTTAGCGTTAGCAAGGTTGTCTTTAAGGGAAGTAATTAGACGCTGCGCGTCAGCTACTTTAGCTCCAGCTTCAGCTGCGCTCTTTGACAGGCTTGCTCTACTAGGCAAGCTGCCGGTAGTTTCAAGAATAGTATTCTCGAGAGTCATACCTTTAGTACGAGCTTTCATGTTGTCTATTCTGGCTGACTTTAGTTCATTGTTAAGACCTTCTGCACGCTGGGCAATAGCAGTTCTAATACCTTCTAGACGAACTCTTTCAGACTGAGTTCCTGCATTCTGTTGCAGTATTTTAATACGTGCGTCAGTGTCCTTGAGCTTTTCAAGGTCAACATTAATGTCAGCTTCACGCTTAGAAATCTTAGAAGCTACGTCGCCTGCTTTGATAGTAGTGTTAGCACTTCTGTTTTCATTCTGATTTGCACGACTGCCTATTAATGAGTCAGTCTGTTTGTTCTTAATCAGTCTCTGCTCGTTTTCAACACGAGCTGCTTCTACAGTCTGGGCACCTTCAGTGTCTCCAAACTCTATCAACTTATCTCGGAACTGTTTAAAGTACTCAGGACTTCCTATTTCGATGCCCTGTTCATGCAGTTCTTCTGCTACTTTACGACGTTTACGTTTACGAAGTGGGCCTGAGATACTGTCAAAGGGGTTTTCGTCCTGTAGTGTCGTAGCCTTACTAATAGCTTCAAGCCCAGACCTTGGTATCTGGGACTTAGTACTTTTAAAAGGAGTAGGACTAAATAGACTTGCCATTGAATCAGCCATTATTCGAAGAACCCTCCGCCGAAAAGATTGTCAGGACTTAAACCTAAACCTGAAGCACTTGTAAAACCACCTCCTGCGCCTATGCCACCGCCTAGGCCTCCAAACCCACCTCCACCTAAGGCAAGTCCAAGGCCTGCGTCAAAAAGGCCTCCAATAGCCGATCCTGTGTTGGCTTTAGCAGTAGCTCGTGCGTTTGCACCTTGTGCTAGATAACTGCTGGCTATTTGGTTAGCCTGCGTGTTCAGCTGGCCTGCCTGAAGTCCTATCCTCAAGGGGTCTAAGGTTGCAGCACTAAGCTGTGACCGTCCTCCTGTTAAACCTAAAAACTGATTGAACAGGTTGGTTTCAAACTGCTGACTAGCTTCCACAGCACGTTGCTGTCTGTCAAATCGACGTTGTTGCAGGGACTCTTGAAAGTCCCGTACTTGTCGTCCAGTACCAGTACTAACACCTCGTTTATTGAAGATGCTAGACTCAAAGTCATCAAACCCTTCTTGTTCTCTTTGTGATTCCAGTCTGTCAATAGACCTGAAAAAGTCATTCTGAAATGACTGTGCGTTAAATCCTTTTGCTTTGTTCCCAGTCCGATTAATCAACTGATTGAACTGGTCAAAGGTTTTGGCTGTATTAGGGTTAAGGCTAGCTGTCCCTGTCTGTCCGTCAAAGGACCCGTTGGCTAGGGGACTGTTAATATTGAACGGCTGAAATCTGTTCTGTTCAGCGATACGGGCAAGGTCCTTTTCTAGGTCCTTGGCAGCATCATTACCACCAAACAATCCACCAATTGAACTAAATAAACCCATTAGTACACCCACTCTTTAAGAAGCACTGTGCGCTCCTTTATTAAACTTTTATGAATAGTTCCGTCAAAACTGTAATCCCATTCGCCTTCTTTTCCAGAAAAACCACTGACCATTTTTATAATTTCTTCGTCTTCATAAACAANCCATCCTGGTGTATAACAAAGACCCATTTCAAGGTCTTTGATTGATTCTTCTGTGTACTCTGTCCAACCATTATGTTGGCTGGTGATATCCAGCCAGACTACTAATTCAAGAGCTAGCTTAGTTGGGTTTTCCTGGAATACTGTTTTTCTTATCATTTTGCCTGTCTAAGTAAAGAAGACTCGCCTTAGTCACTTGTTCTACTACAGCTCTCTTCATGTCTGAAATCTCTCCAGCCCTAGTGTCTTCTATCTTGGCTATGTCCATAAGGAACATAGGAATCATTTGAAACCCACATCCTTTTTTAATCATTATTTCGCCGGTCTTAAATTCTGTAGCAGTTGTCTCTAGCCAGACTGGACAACCCTTTGGCCCGTTACTTTGAGGGCACTGTGCGCAGTCCAATGCGCCCTCGTAACCCGCTAAGGTCATAGTTTCTGTTTTCATCTCTCGTCGTCTCTTTTAAGTACATGGTCCCAAAAGGACCTGTTTTATCTATTTTTAGTGAACTTTTATTATTAACAGCTGCCGAAGCAGCGAACACGTTGGAACTAGTCACAAATTTCAAACTAGTCTTTTGAACAGACTATAGATTCTACGTAAGCCGGTCGCCATGAACTTCCCGCCGATATACTCTTTACTGCGGAGTTAGTCGAAGTTGTTCCACTATAGGAGTGGGTATGTAGATTAGTTGCCCAGCTAACACTAGCTGAACCGTCACCAGCGGTGTTATTGTTACTGGTTCCCGTTGTCCCACTGTATGTATGAGAGTGTGAGATATTTACTGTAAGACCGGAGATAGTCCAAGAACCTCCTGTATCTGGAGTATCGTCGTCTGTGGGACTGTCGGCGAGTATGATTGTTTTGTCGTCGTACCCAGTAACTAACGTCCAGCCTGTGGGGGCTGCCGTTTCTATGAAAATCATTTTAGCGCCGGACGGGACACCTCCATCTTCTACTTTAGTAGCAATGGCATCAGAAATTTCTTGCAGTTCTGCGTCTATCTCAGAACCTTTAATTCGTTTATTAGCGTCTCCTGTCGTGAGACTGTCTTTAGGTGCAAAGAATACGTTTTGTGAATAGTTACTCATTAACGAGCCTCACGACCTATAGTCGTATAAATACCAAGTTGTTCTATACAAACTTGGTTAGAATCTACTGTAATATTGAATCCAAAGGAAAGAACTTCTCCAGTCCTACTACCTTGCACTGAAAGTCTTGACAGGGTAGTACCACCTGACCACTCAGATTCACCCCATTCGGAGACGTTCCATTCTGCTGTGACTCCTGAGCCTTCTGTTGTAGCCGTTGCACTTCCTGAAGAAAGTCCATAGTCAGTTTCCCACTGAAAAGTTACGTTCTGGTCACTATTAGCAATCACTACACTGTTAAGTTTCTTAATACTCTTTAATCTAGACGTACCAAAGTCAGTCCAAATTGTGTACCAAACCATATTGTACGTGCTAGTGTCGTCTTGGTAATTTTGGTAAATACCAAGCTTACCCTTGTTACCGAGGTACAAATTACCCTCGTGGTAATACATACTAGTCCAGGTATTGTTAGGAAACTGAGTAAATCTAGGAGGGGTCTGCCCACTAGCAGACCTGTCATGTAAGTCCATAGCCCAGACTACGTCACCAGTCTTGAGTAAGTAAAGAGCGTCTTCTGGGAAGTACGCTGACCTAATTGAATCACCAGATACTTGTTTAGCCTTCTGTATAAGCTCACCACGAACGTGAGCTGACAAGTCACCTAATTCAAGGTTGTTTTCAGACTGTACTGTGTGCTTAAGGGACCTAAGTCCTGTAGCACTTAGCCATACTATGTCGTCACCCGTCTGTTGTACGCTGTCTCTAGCGATACAACCGATGCCTTGAATGATTTGCTGTATGCCTATTGACCCTGGGGTGTCAGGGTTATTATAAATGACAATACTGTCTCTCATGAAAACGACCAGGAAGCCGTCAAATGAGCTTATAGCGACGATTTCGTCGTAACCCTTAGCCACGGCACCTGCGTTACCTAGAACGTTGATTTCACCAGCCCCTGTGGCCCAATGAGTCTCGTCTAGAAGAGCACTGTACGCAACTACGAATCGTTCACCAGCACCGTCACCCTGCTGCGCCCAAAGGCGTCCAAAGGCACTATGAACACAGTTCCCGTCAGGAACAGTGCCAGAAGCAGCTGAAATAGCTGCAAAGTTACCTGCGTAACTCTTGACAATCATAGTTTCGCCTGTTTGGGCTGCAACTACCTTGTCGTCAAAGTTCTGAAATTGCCAGTTATTGGCAGCGGGTGTTAAAGAACCTGTTACATCTGTGTACGCATCAAATGAAGGGTCGGACTCGTAAATCTTTTCAGAGGAACTTACTGTGGCTGTAGCCAGCAGTTTATTGCCAGACGAAGTGTCCAGCATATGCAACTGTTCAATGTCAGGAGTACCTGTTAAGGTATTCGCGCCACTTGTAGTAGGGTCAAAGCCTTTTCTAGAACAGATACGACCTGCTTGGTCGAACACTACATTCTCTGCTATTCTAGCAAAGCTTGGGTCAGCTGTTATGCCTTCACCTTCAAAGTTCAGGCCACCAATGCCTGGACTTCTCAGTATGACAGGTTGAAGTCTATTACCTGGCATTAGGGTACGTACCAGTCTCCGTCGAAGTTAGTTCCTTCGAACTTGGCTCTTTGTTCGTAAGCAATAGCATCATTCAGAGACGTAATGAACTCTTGGTAGACTTCTTCGTATTGAAAGCCCCCGTCGTCACCTCGTTCTCGTATTGCTAGGGACAGTGTTCTGTGGTACACAGGTAACCACGGAACTCTAATAATGTCGGTACTTGCGTTGTCCGAAGTGGTGAAGTCGTCCTGCGGATTATAACAAGCTATTTGAAGGCTGTAAGCCTGGTCAGGTATCTGCCACAGACGGAGTTTAACGTTTTGGTTAGAACTCAGACCGTCTATTGTGTAAATATAGGGTTCTGCTTGACTGTTGTCGTCATTTTCCATTTGACGAACATGAGCTAAACCTCTTTTTGACAAATAACAGTCAGTAGTACTATTGTACACCTCTGTTATTCGGGTACGCTCATTAGTGGTAAAACCACCTCCTGCGACGTACACATAATTCTGTGCGGCAACTGTGCTTACAGGGACAACGTCATTTAGAGCTGTCCAATTGTAAGCCTGTTCTACTTCACGCCTAGCGTCATTAAGCAAGCCGAGTACGAATCCAGCGTACGCGGTTTCAGTCATACCAGTCACAGTAGACTCTCTTAATCTGCTAAGAACTTGGTTAACAACTTTTAGAACTGAGACGTTAGAACTTGCCATAAACTACCCTTGAAAGAGCAGGGGCTTTTACACCCCTGCTTGGTTACCTAAGACCTACTAGGCAGGTACTGCTATAACAACACCAGCGTCGTCACGCAGCTCACCTACACCATAAATGGTGTCAGCAGTGAACAAGTCAGCCAAGTACTCTTGCTTGTACTGAGTCTGTGAACGCACAGCCATTTGCTCAACGACTGCCAAAGCAGATTTATGAGCTAGCAAACAGGCACGAGCCTCTTGCGAGCCGTCCGTATCTGTAGGGCTGTTAGTTGAAACATAAACTGGAACACCATAGATGTCACCAATTAAACCGTTTCGGATGGTATTACCGTTACCAGTTTCGCCTACAAAAGCTTGCTCGGTAAAGCGAGCAATTCCTGTAAGATTCTTCTTTTCAACTGGGGGAATAACCAGAAATCGGTCAGACATAGGAATGTCAGCGTCATCCAAAGTCTGGATAACTGTTCTGATACCTGCGTCAGTCAATGCAGCGGCATTGTCTGCGGAAGCGTCAAACAAAGTCGTTCCGTCTGAACCAATTACCGCGTCTGTACCAAAGTCAGTCGCAGAGCCGTTTCCGCCTTGAAGGTTGTACGAAGCAGTCCAAAGGTCGGTATCTACCTGCGTAGACAAACTAAATCCAGCGTCGTCCGTATAGAACGCTCGCATAGACGAAAGACCTTGCTTAGCAAGAATGTCTTCAATCAAGCGACTGTATTCATAATGTTTGTCGATGGTCAATTGCTTCTCGGTGTCAGTTGCAGCAATCAGGGTTACCTGATTACCAGCAGCTTTAACCGAAGCAGTTCCGCGAGTCGGTATTGGAATATGTACCGTGTCGCCTTTTTTGCCGTTGTGGTTTAGTCGGCTAACTAGGTTAGCCAGAACTAAGTTCTTTTTGTATGACCCAAGTACTTCGTCAGACCAGAGTTCTGGAATGAACACGTCCTGAGTCGTAATAGTCATGTTATTAGTGCCTAAAGGCATAATATTAACTCCTGTTACTTAAATGTGAAAAATAAAGTGTGTGCTTTACGGTTAGTCTACTACTCGACCTTCCTCGTAGGCTCTGGTAATTTCAGGGCCTAAAGCAGCGTACTTGTCGGGGTCTTCCACTTGTAGAGCAACCAGTCGTCTGCGACTAAACGTAGGAGCTTTGGATAATCCGTCAGAAGCAGCGTCCGAGCTAGTTCCAGTTGACATTGCTGTCGCTGTTTCTAGTTCGTTCGGACTTACTAGGGTATTAGTGCCTAGTTGTTCTGTTGGGTCCTCAGTTTCAACTACTGTTTTTTCTTTCGTGAGTTCTTTGTACGTACTGAACAAGTCATCAGCCTGGATAAAGTCGCCGTTAGCGGCTTTTCCCCAGTTAGCTTCTCTAGCAGGACTTGCTAGTATCCACGCTTGGAACTGTTCGTTCTGTACAATTTCAGCCATGTCTGGATGCTTAGCTTCAAGCGCCCTAATAGCTTGCTCACGTTTTCGACTTTCTAGTTGTTCCTCTAAAGGTTTAACCTTTTGTTGTACGAGCTTTTCAATTGTTTCCTTTGGATTTATCAGAAAATCATCTTCGTCTATTGACTCTTCAGAATTCTCCGCTTCCGCAAGAATTTTAGCGTTTTGGGCTGCGATGTTTTGCAGTACGTACTTGTCCGTTAGCTGTCGTAACTCTCCTAAATCATTTCCCTGCTTACCAAAGCGGGACTCAAGGTTATTGTAAGCTTCTACAATTTCCTCTACCGTCTTTCCTTGGAACTTAGCAGGTAATTCAGTCTTAGTTGTATCGTCAGTCGTTGAACTGGCCGGTGAACTTTCTGCGTTCACCGTGATGTTAGCTTCCTCTAGTTCGCTTTTTCTAGAGGCAGTCGATTCATCGTCAAGTGTTGGTTCTACTATCCGTTGGCTAGATGGCTCAGCTTGAGTTTGCATCGTTACCGGTACTCCTTTTATTCTTCAAGTTTATTCCATAAGTACGGAGTCTTGAATTAGGTTGTTGGCAGATTTAACTCCTTCAAGTTATCTGCATTTGCATTGCGGTGGCGTTTCGCCCACTTGTCAGCTGCCGTTGGAAAACCAAGGTCGCTGCCAGGTAGAGAAAAGTTCCCACCAGAGAGTTGTCTGTCAGCTGCGCTGCCACAGTGTGGGCAAGTACAAGACTTGTCCGTGCGGTCAATCCAACCTTCAAACAGATGACGACAGGCGGAACACCTGAAGTCACTTAAAATCTTAGAGCTGTTCATCGGCAATGTCCAAATCTAGGTCTAGTCCGTCGTCAGGGTCTAGGTTTTCTAGGTAGTCCAAAGAGCCGATTACCGTCTCTTGAAAATCAATAGCTGTCTTTAGAACAGCTAGACTTCCTTGTACTCTTAAAAAAGAGTCTGTATCGGGAATTGCTAAAACTTGATTTCTCTGGTCAAATGCGTCTTGCATTTGCTTTACATAAAGGTCCCAACCTTCTGTATGAGTCATTTCTAGCATTTTTTCTAGATTATTTCTTTCGTTTTGTATCTCTTCTGCGTTCATGGTTTCTCTCGTCGTTATTGTTCAATACCAATTCCCCTGTCTTGCTCTTCTTCTTGCTGTCGAGTCATAGACTCTCGCAAGGCGGCTATTTCTGGGGAATCGTTCACTCTAGTTTCAGCTTCAGCCATGATGGTTTCCGCTTGTCCTAGAATAGACTGCATATCTACGCCTTCTGTGCCTTGTGCGGCAGCTAACTGCTGTACAAGAGCGCCTAAAGCTTTAACGTCTTCAGTCTGGGCCTTAGCTACATTAAGCACAGCTTCGGAAGCGTTCCAGATACTTTCGCCTCTGTCTCTAGCTGCTTCAGCTTCGACTTCAGTGTCTTTACGTATTTCAGCTTCCACTGCCTGGTCAACCTTGAACTGGTACTCTTGTTCTTTAAGGTCCTGCGCACGCTCTTTGATAACCATTTCTGGGTCAGGTTCTGGTTCTGGTGGGTTAAGACTTTGCTCTATAGCCTTGTCTATCAGGCCAATAAGTGCTTCTTTGTCTTCAATGTTGTAATTACGAAGGATTCCTTTAAGAATCATATAGTACCCTGGGGAACCTTGTTCTTGAGTCTGAATGAGCTGTGTTAGTTGGGCTACTTCAAACTCGCGTGCTTGTGCGCCTAAAGCGCCAACAACACGGAACTTGTAGTCTTGTTGAGGGTACTTAGACGGAGCGAACTGCATCTGTCTCCATACAAACTTGTGTACAAAAGGACTGAGCAATTGTCCTTCTATGTTCCTCAAAGTGCGCTTAGAGCGCTTCAACACGGCAGAAAGCATCATACTGATGCCTGAAGCTGTTTCGTTTCTTGGATTGACACCTAAAGGGGCTGCACTGTCTAGTGCGCCTGTAGCGACCGTTACCATACGTTCCATGTCAGCTGTGTGCTGATGACTATTACCGTCAGGACCAGGAAACTTGAACACCTCCATAGCGTCGCCTACAGACCCGTTAACAACAATGTTACGCCCAGGTCGGACTTGATAGTCCTGATTTCTAGGAGCTGTAAGGCCATTAATCAGTAACATTGGGTACGTAGCCAATGCGAGACCGTCTATGCGTGCCCGCATTTCAGCGTCAAGGGCTTTTTGAGGGTTGTACCCCTTCTCTGCTACACCTCGTCCCCAAAACTTATTAGGTACAGTGTCGTACTGAAAGGCCACAAAACTACGGTCTTTCATAATAAAAGGGTTTTCACTGACTCTAAGAAGAGTGCTTCTGTTTGCTATCCAAACAGTAGCTTCTATGTACTCACTTTCAGTATCCTTTAATTCAGGTTCTGCGTCTGCCTTGTCTAAAGCTTCTAGAGCTTTTAGGTCCGCAGACAGTTCGTCTACTTTCCTGCCTTGAGTAGCTTGTTTGTACAGCCTTCGAGGAATAAGTCCGTGGTACTCTACAATTTCTACTTGGTCAATGGGACGTGGTTTCTGTTCTACTTCAGCAGTCTTGGCTACTTCTTGGTTTTCATCAAAAGAACCTATGTACCCTGGAAGGTACACACCGTCAGCTTGCTTTTTAAGCACGTCATGTAGAGGCACTGTATAGATGTGAGCGCAGCCCAAAGCGGAGTCCACAGTAGTTCCCGCAGGGTCAATTACAAACTCTCGTGGGTCTACAGGCACTAGCTTCACACTAACTTCTAGTTTGCCCGCTTTTTCAGGAACAACAGACTTAGTTTTGTCTGTTTCTACTACAATCTTACCTATACCAGTGCCGTACAAGGCACCGTTCAGTATGATTTCACTGATAGCAGCTGGAATTTCTTTTTCTTTGAAGTCGTCAATAGCCTGAGTAACAACGTCAGGCATATCACCTGGTGTTTCGTCTTGGTTGTCGTCTTTCAGGTCGAACCACCTTTCTCTGTGAAAGATGCTTTCTTCCATTTCAGCGACTGACGATTCAATAGCCTGCTGAAGGGCAGGGCTAACAATACGCGACCGTTCTACTTGTCTATTTCTATCTTCAGGCTTCCACTGTCCACGCCATAAGCGGTAGTACTCGTCCCAGCGTTTGTCGTAGTTATTATGTCTATGTTCTTCCCACTTGTTGACTTTTTCTATAGTCCAGCCTTCCACAGAAGGCTTTCTAGCGACAGCAGTCTGCTCACTACCTGAGTTCTGATTAGCTGGGTCTACTATAATACTATTCGACATGCTTAGCCTTTAATGTCTTCGGCAATATGTTCGTACCGAGGATTGCCCCACTTCTTATGTTGTCGGGCTGCTTTACTGTTTAGTATGGACTTACTGGCGGACTCATAGTCTCCAGCTTCTATGTACCCTAACGTACGTTTAAACTTGTTCAGGCCATGCCATCCAAGGTTGTATGCCATGTTCATCAGTGCTGCCTGCTGAGTGTCATTTAGGTTGTCCCAGAAAGTAAAGGTTTTGCACCTTTCTTCGATATCTTCTACGAGAATCTTCAACCATAGCTCGCCAACTTCTTTCGGCATTTTTAGCGCTTGCAAGTTGAATCCGTAACCTACAGTCCAGACACCTACCGTGTCTGTGTACGGCTTTGCTCTCCATCCTTCTTCTACTCTGAGCCGCTTTAGAAGCCGCTCGACTGATCCAGTGGACTCCATCCTAAGTTCTCTCCTGTAAAGTGGTTGGTTCCAAGACCACCACTGTAATTGTCTGTGTCAAGGCCAGTAGTCACTGACCCATAGTCGTCGTACGCCATTCCGTACTGTGTTTGGCTAATTTGGTCAATGTACGCAAGACTGTCTATCATATCGTCGTGCGTCATTGGATTAGGAAAATCCAGTAGTTGGTTTCTGACTTTGTCTAGGTAATCGCCAGGTTTGAAGGTTAACCTGCCTTGTTCCATGCGGCCTTGTAACGCCCAAACGATTCTGTCTTGTTTTTTCTGGTTATTATGGCTTACTTCCGTAATTGGAGGGTAAGTATTGAGCCTGCGCATGTTATCTTGCAGGTACGGCATAAGAGCCTGTTTAAGAGCGCCCTTTTCGATGCCTACAGCCACAGGTTTATGGACCTGTGCTAGTCTGAGTATCTTAATAGCTGTTTCTCGGACGTCCCAGCGCCCTGTGACGATGTCTTGTACGTACCAACCGTCTACTCCCGTCTTAACGATGCAAATAGCCGTTTCGTCCAGCCTTTTGGTCTGTCCTTTGGTTAAATTGGTCGTGTCACTGTACCCGGCAGGGTCAACAGTCATGAAAGTCTCCCCGACAAAGTTATTGTCAAGGTTTTCAACCTTAATCATGTCTGATTTGAAGACAGTTCCACCAAAGGAACTGAAATTAGCTTCAAATTCTTGCTTTACGTACTCCAAAGGCATGTCCTTTGTTGCACTGGCTATCTCAGCAGGGTCTAAAAGTGGGTTTTGAATGCTTGAAAAGGTCCAAGCTGCCCATTGACCATTGTCTCCACCACTTTCGGCCTGTACAAACAGGTCATAAAAGTGGTTCTTGCCGTCAGGCGTACCGATAAACATGGCACCACCTCGAACGTCAGCTAAAACAGGACGGATAATAGCCGTCCATACCTCTTCTTTCATAAAAGCGTACTCGTCCATCACCACGTACGACAGGCCGACACCCCTAAGAGTGTCGGGACGGTCAGAACCCTTAAGGTGGATTTGCCGCCCGTTGACCAAGGTCAGGATACATTCGTTTTCACGCACTTTTTTTGTGAAAGGCGCGGCCATAGTCTTAAGACTTTGCCACATGATGTCCTTAGCCTGGTTAAACGTGGGTGCGATGTAGTACACTGACGTGTCACTGATGTCGTACCCTTCGTCATTTTCCATTTTCAGAGCTTCAACCAACAGTTGTACACGGGCCAGGTACGACTTGCCGAAGCGTCGTCCTGCCCCTACCACCTTAAAGCGATGGTCGTCCTGGAAAACCTGAAGTTGACCGGGATGAAGGTTGAAAGTCTCTTCGATGGTTATTTACCGCCGTTAGACGTACCTTTTCTAGGTACATTAGCGGCACCGTCCAGTCGGTCCGGCTTTGCTACGTCTACACCGCGCACAGCGCCGCCTTGGAAGTTTACACCGCCAGACTTGCTCATGTTGGCTGCGTCAGTCGATTGGTTAGCTTTACTCATTACTTTGTTCCTTTATTCAAGTTCTTTCAGATATCTATATCGTTGATTACGTCTTCGTCTTAGTTGTGCGCGGGTTAAACCACGTTGGTTCAAAGACGGTAGAAACCCGTCTTCTGGAGCTGTGTTTTCAACAGCTGTTTTCCAATAGCCGTTCCAACTGTCAGCCCAGGAACCACCCCATACGTCATCAGACGGCATTGGTTACACCGGCCCCCATTCAGTTCCACTACCGCCATCGCCAGTAACTTCTATCTCGTTGATATGGGTAATGTTTGCATCAACCTTGCCGGAGATACCAAAATTCAGGCTGTCGGTTTTAACTTTAATGGCATCTACAACACCATCGACGGTCACAAGATCTGCGGCTGTCGCAAGGGATGCGTCCGCGATAGCTGTGTCACACTCTGCGTTTACCTCCGCGGCGCTTAAATCATTTAACCCTGAGATTTGCGCGGGGATTGTTGTCCCCGTGTCTACTAATATCGCATCGACATTGCTATCAACTGTCGCTAGTGCGCTTGATGTTGCGAGAGACGCATCACTGATTGCCGTATCACACTGAGCATTAACTTCAGCGGGTGAGATATCGTTGAGTGCGGCAATACTTGCAGCCGTTGCATCGCCGTAACCAGCAGCGCTTGCACCGTATAAATCGTCATAAATCGCTTCCTCAATGACTTGAAACTCATGGCGAACAGGTAAGGCGTTAGCGCTTGCAGCAACAATTAGAACTAACGTGCCAACTGTGTTTGTATCAGTAGCGTCTAGTTCGCAGTTGTAATAACCGTCAGCATCATGAACAGGCGTTGTGACATCATTTTTAGCCGCTAAAGTTTGTCCGTTCTTGGACAACTTAACGCTAGGGCTTTCGCCTGTTTCTGCAGTTGCGCCGTCTGTTAGGTCCACAAACGGCCCAATCAACACGTCTACTGCTGTACTTTGCTTGAGTATCATGCTGCCCTTCTAAGAAATCTTTGGTTGTATAAAGCCACGGGCCTTTCTATCCCTCCACCACCGCCGCCGCCAGCTGCGGCAAACTCCATGATGACTGACGCTGGCTCTGACCCAGCGTCATTAGTTGTAAAGGTCGCTGCTCTAGTTGTGGTATCCGGCGTTTCGTAGTAAGCGATAGCGGCGTAAGGCTGACTGCTAGAAGCTGTCGTGTTCTCATCGCTTAACGAGAATGGAGAACTAACCGTCGTTGTTTGTGACGTTGGCGTATTCCAAACAGCGTTATGCAGGACTGCTAACGCAGCCAAAATAAGATTGCTTGCTGTCGGCGTTATGCTGTTCGTTGTGTGCGACGTAAGGGTACTGCCAAGGTCAGAAGTCTTTTCACTCGACTGGACTAAAACACTTGAAGTCGCGTTACCCGAATACTCTACAACCGCGGCATAACAAGTACCGTTGTCTGTCCAAGAGAACGCAGCGTCGTCAGCGGAAGTCCCGCTAGCTATTCGATAATACGTTGCGTATCCAAAAGCTCCTGTACTGTGCGTGTCTATTAACGTCCAGCCGGTAGGTGTAGTAAACGCATCACCGCCATTCCTGACTGTAATTTGCCCAACAAGTAGATTATTTGCTACTGCACCAGAAACAGTAACGGTAAGGCTGCCAACCCCGGAACCAGAGCTATTGGTATTGGTCGATACTTCTGCAAAGGCCATCAGCTAATTGCTGTAGTGATCTTGTTTAATTCGGTCACAAGTCCGGCCGTTTCTGCTGGCGTCATTACTTCTACAATTAAAGACTTAGACAAATCTTGCCATTCGTTTAACGCAAGCACCTGCACACTGCGCGGGACGTTTGTTCTCATCCACATCAAAGCATCGCCAATCGCAGAAGTAATAGCACTGATTTCTGTCTTTACTGCGTAATTAACGTCCTCTTCCTGGTCTTTTGCGTACTGCACAATGCCTTGAGTCGCCCTCAGCAATGCTAGCTGGTCTTTTGAGCGCGACAATGTGTTGTAAACATCTCTCAAATACTCATATTCAACATTACCAGAAGCTAACTTGGTCGCAATAGACTGCGCATTAGCACGTAGCTGTACGGCATTATTTTTGATTTGCCGGTAAGCTTCTGCGGCGCTGTTGTTTGTTGCTAATAAAGCCATATATACCCTTAGAAAATTAAAGCGCCATCGACAAAGCAGATAGCAAAATTAAGTAAGTTTAACTTCTTCATAATCACCTTCAATCGCTTCGACAGGAACATCTTGAACGATTTTCAGGGGGTTTTGCCCTTCTTCAAGAGGGGTAATGTTAATAGTGATACCCTGTGCGGAGTCTTGAACACCTAAATGTTCAACTGACTTGCGAGCTGGAATAGCTCTGTCAAGCAATATCTTAGCCGCCGCCATGTTTCCTGCTATGGCTTCTTTGATAATGGCTTCGAGAATGTCTTCAAATTCTCGTTCCATCTTTCCTGAGAATGAGTCGATTAACGCATTCTGCATTTGTGTTCTGGTGCGTTTAGGAGCACCTTTAGGTCGGCCTTTTGGATTAAGACTGGGACCGCCTTTTACAAGGTTAGGGTTCCCTCTTTTTCCTGGCATAGGTTTTCCTTATAATTAGCTGGTAGCTGTAGCTTCCGCGTACAGTTCTGGAATAGTACTTACTATTAAATCTCCAGCTATCTCTACTGTGTCTGCCGCATTAACATAAGCCTGGATATGACAATCTTTGTTGTCAACGTCCATAGTACAAAAAGCGAAATCGCCTAACTTTGCGCCAGGAACAGTAACGTCAATGCTTTGGTGGGAACCGTCTGCAATAGACGTGAAATCGTGTGTAGTTGTAACTACTTCAAAACCGGAAAGTCTACTCATTGTTCTTTTTTCATCCTATTTATTTAAAAAGGCCGAGGTGGCCTGCCACTCAGGGGATAGTGGTCTTGTATATTGTTCGGGGG